TCATAATTTTTATTGAATACTCATCAAATATAGTATTTTTCAACATTTTTTCAATTTCAATAAAAAAGTTTTGTATTTTTAACTCATCACTAATATCAATAGTTTTTAATTTATCTGTGATATTTTTAATACTTGATGCTTGACTATAATTTTGACTACGTACATAATCCATTTTTATATAGTTAAGTTTATTCATTAATGTTTGTTTACGTCCTATTGTTAGCATTATGATATGTATTAAGTAAATATACAATAGTTATTTTGAATGTTTGAATGTAACAATTTTTCATCATAAATAATACCATTTGAAAAATTTTCAATTATACTATTTATATGATTTTTATCATTTTCAAATTCTGGTAGAACATCAATTGTTTTATTCTCATTTCTTCTAAAAAAAATAGATCCCTTATTCAATCCTATCATCTCAATAGCAAATAATGATATGACATTATTTTCTATTAGCACACTAAATTTTTCAGTTTTCATATTATTCAATTAAATTTAAACTTATATCATTTTTTATTTCTTCTGTCGTTATATTTGGATATTTTTCTTTAATAGATAAATATAATCTATCTCTATCATCTTTCAATTTTTCAATTTTTTCATAATAAGGCTGGATTATACTTTGAATAGATTTAATTTCTCTTTCCAAATATATCAATTTCTCATTCAAATCCATTGTTTTTCTAATATCATTAACATCAGAATAAACAATAGTTTTCATTTCATCTTGAATTTTTTGAAATAACTCCTTTTTTTTCATTATTATTGGCTCTTGATCAATAATTTCCTTTATATTCTGAAGATATGATTTTCTTATTCTTACTGCCTCATTAATATATTGCTCTGATATCATTTTTCTAATTTTCTTTTTTCTACTAAAAACAAAATATACTCGTCATCAGACATAGAATTTGTTAATTCTTTTTCTTCTTCTGAAATTATAATATCAGAAGAAATTTCATTTTCTATCTCATATTTTATTTTGTACCATTCATCAATATCAAAATCAACATCTTCAATTCTATCATTCAAACCATATTCTTTATATTTTGATATTAAATATCCAACATCAACAGTTTTTCCTATTGTTCCAGAAAAATAATCAATCATAAAACTTGATATGGTAGAAAAATCTTCTAATTCTATCGCTCTATCTATATAATAATCAGAAAGATATCCAGCCATTTTGATAATCTTCATTTCATATTCTTTCAATTTTCTAGCAGAATCTAATTTTTTGTTATTTTTAGTCATTAGTGTTATTTATTTTTTAAGTTCATCATCAATAATAGTTTTCAATTGATTATATATCTCTTCTTTCAATTTAGTTGGATCATTTAACATTTTTTCTGATATTAAATTTGCATAATATTCTACTGCATCAGTTTCGACATTTTCTTGAATCATTCCAATAAAACTAGGATTTGGAATTAGTTCTTCAATTGGTATATTCAATTTCACAGAATAATTACTTTTGAACATATTAAACATCATTTTAATAGGATCAACTTTAGGAACTTCTTTTTTAATTTCAATTGGTTTATCTCCATTTAATAATTTTTGATCTTCATCTTCCCAATTTTTTTCTTGAACACTTGGTATATTAGCTCCTGGCATGTTTGTTCTCCATTCATCCATCATTTTTTTCTTTTCCTGTGGAGTTAAACTGATAGTTCCTTCTACTTGTTCCTGTTTTATAGGAGACTGAGACATTGAGTTATCAGAAAGCGTAACAGAGTTTTCAATGAATTTTATTTGAGCACCTGCTGTTGGAGAATCTTTTAAATTACTAGTGTCCATATTTTTAAGCTGTTGAGCCATATTCATCAAAGGATCAGTTGATGGCGCTTGAAAAAAAGAATCAGGATTAACAGACTCTTCAACCATATCATATTTTTTTGCTAATATATCCTTTTTAATACTAACGTTATCACTCATTACATAAAAATTAACATCTTCTTTTACTATGCTAACTTTCTCCCCTGTTTGTTTATTTACAAAAACACTATTTGACATAAAAATAATTTATTTTTTATTATATATAATGAATTATAGTACCGATTAAAAAAAAGTTTTAAACAAAGTATGAAATATTTAAAAACGTTTGAATCAATAAAAAATTTCAAAAAACCTTTAACAATAGCAATAAGAAAATTTCTAACTCGTTATTATGGAGAAACAAAAATGTATAATTTATTTACAATTTTATCATCATTAAATATAACAGTTGAAATTGAAGCAAAGAAAGATGTTATTATGATAAATTTTGAAAATTATAAAAAAAATGAAGATTTGATAAATTTCATAAAATTAAATTTGGATAATAGAAAAATAGAATATAGAAATTTTGTACTTGCATTTGGAACTTTGAAATTTATATTTAATAAAAATTTAATTAATGATTTGATTGATATGTTCGAAACAATGGAGAAAACAGGAGAGTTTGACAACGTTATAAATGCAAGAAAATTTAATTTATAGTTAATGAAATATTTAAAAAAGTTTGAAGAAGGAGTATATAACAATCGTGAAAAAATATATTGTGACCCTTATGGAAGATTACATAGAAATCTTAAAAAAATGTTGTGTATTGATAATCACATAGGAGAATTAGAAGATTTATATGACTTAACAATTGGTAAATTATACGATATAAAAAATATAAGTTCATTTATGATATCATTTATTGATGATAATGAACACAAATTGTTTTTCAATCCTTCAGAAGTTTCTAAGAATTTTTCAACTGCTCAGAGTTTAGAAGAATATGAAATAATAAAAAATACAGAAAAATTTAATTTATGAAATATATAAAAAAATTTGAGAATAATAATGAATCTGATTATGTCGGTAAGTTTTGTCTTTTTAATTCAGAAGATGAAAATATTGATATGTATATTGCTTTGTGTAACCGTATAGATTTCAAAGATAATTTTATGGTTTATGTAGAATTTGAATGTTTTGATGTTGACAAAAATGGAAATATTATTGATCCTGTAGGCGATAGTTTATCTATTACAATAGAAGAATTGAATAAAATTAATTTTATGACACCAGTTGAGTTTTATAATAATCATAAAGATACTTGTGAAAAACTATACAATAAAATTCGTGAAGATTTCAAAAAAGAAAATATGGAATATTGGAAAGCTAGATTTGTAATAAATTATAAAAATCAATTAGAAACAATACCAGAGTTTAAGTTTTTTGTTGATTCTGATAAATTCAATATATAATTTTTATATATACGACATAGAAAAAATATTAAAAAATGGTAAGTAAAGAGCTTAGGTATTCTGAATTGAAGTTTAATGGTGAAATTTTCACTGAACAGTGGAAAATTGACGAGATTCTAATTGATAATAAATTTAATTGGATGGTTAATGCAGAAATAAAAAATGCTAGACTTGAAATTTTTCAAGATACATTAGTTTGGAATGCTGGCATTTGGTACAACGGTGATTGGTATTTTGGTGTATGGAGAGATGGAGAATGGAGATATGGAAATTGGCAAAATGGTGTTTGGTACAATGGAGTATGGAGAAATGGAATTTTTAAATCAGGAATTATATACAAAGGAAATTTTTTCAAAGGAAAAATAGAAGGAGGAGAAATAAGAGGTGGAAATTTTATTGATGTTGAAATTTCAAAAAATGTAATAGAATATACTGGTGATGAATATCAAGTAAAAAAACAAGAAGATCTAGCACAGAACACACGACAAGTAGCAACAGCGCAAGCTCAGCCTAATACACAAGATCAGCCTAAAACAACTGATAAAGTTAAAGTTCATAGTTCTCAATCAGAAGTTTCACAGCCTATTCAACCAAAAAAAGAAAGTATAAAATTTAATATATCAAGAATGAAAAATTTTGAATCATTCTCAAAAAAATAATTAAACCCAATGGATAAAAAAACGTTAAATTTTGATGATTTCATAACTGAGAAACATCATGACAATGAAGATGTTGTTGATACAATTACAATGGATGTACCATTGTTTATTCGTATGCTAGAATTTGCAAAAGAAGATGCTAAAACTGATATGGATTTGCATAAAGCAACTGAAATTGCACTTAAAATTTCAAAAAAAGAAGGTAAATTATCAATGGATAATTACTATAAAATTGTAAGTGAATGCGGACAAGAAGAAGGTAAAGAAGACGATGATAAAGACGATAAGAAAGATGATAAAAAAGAAGAAAAGAAAGATAAAAAAGATAAAGACGATAAGAAAGACAAAAAAGATAAATAAAAATGAAAAAAACTTTAAGGTTTGACGATTTTTTAAATGAAACATTGTCATCTATACCAGGTTCAAAAAATACATCATCAGATAAACAGATTCTAAGAGCAGCAATTTTAGCTGAGTTAGATACTATCAATTTATACGAACAAATGGCTGACGAAGCTAACGATAGAAAAATCAAAGATGTTTTACTAGATGTAGCCAGAGAGGAAAAAACCCATATCGGCGAATTTCAATCATTATTGAAAGAAATAGATGAAGAATATGCAGAAGAATTAAAAAATGGTAAAAAAGAAGTAGAAAAAGAAGATAAAAACAAATAACAAATGGAAAAATTAAAAAAGTTTGAATCTTTTAAAGATACCATGGTAGGCGGTATATTTACTTCAGATTTTGACGAAGAAATAAAAAGTATTTTTAATGAAATTAAAGATAATTATGATTCAAAAAATTTATTTGGAAGCCCATTTAAAGATGAAGGATTTATTGGATATAAATTAGATGACCGTACAGTTGAAGTCAGAGATGATATGTTTTTTGGTATTCCTGGTTACAAAATTAAAATTAATGAAATAAATGTGGATTGCTCTTATTTATTAAATAAGAAAATATATAAATATCTTAATAATAAATGGAAAGAAAATGAAAAATCAGAAACATCTTTTAATATTTCTAAATTAGGTAGTTCATCACACAAATACAATTTATAAAAACAAATAATAAAATGAAAAGAACAAAAAATTTTGATACATTTACTGTTGAATCAGTAGGAGATTTAGAAGATAGCTTCGTTAAAATTAATATAGATGAAACTGAATTAGAAGTTTCTGATATGCCAAAAGTAGGTAAATTAAATCAAATACCTGGTGATATAATAATTGAAACTCCAAGCAAGACAGATGAGTATAATGCAAAAATGAGATTAGGAGGAGAAGTTATTGTTGATCCTAAATTTCCTGAAAAATCTATACATCACGTCAAAAAATTTAATGATTTTCATTAATAGAACCTTATAAATGATATATATATAACATCATGGGATATATTTATTTATTAGAATCATCTAATGATGATGGTACAATTTACAAAATTGGTTACACAAAAAATTCAATTAAAAAAAGGATAAGTTCATTACAAACAGGAAATCCTTATATAATAAAGGAATTGTGTAGCTATAAAACTAAGTACAATCAAAGATTAGAAAAGAGTCTGCACAATTTATACTCACACTGTAGATTAACTGGTGAATGGTTCTCATTATCACTAAATGATATCACCAATTTCATTGATTTATGTGATAAATTAGAAAATAATTTTGATAATTTAAAAAATAATCATTTTATTTCAAAAATGTTTTGATATATCAAATATAAATACTATCTTTGTACTCAATAATAAACAAAACATGTTTTTAAACATATAACAATCAAATTATATTCTTCCTTAGCTCAGTCGGTAGAGCATTGCACTGTTAATGCAAGTGTCCTTGGTTCAAACCCAAGAGGGAGAGCAAAATAGAATAAAATTAATCGCTCCCTTAGCTCAGTTGGTTAGAGCAAAACACTCATAATGTTGAGGTCGAAGGTTCAATTCCTCCAGGGAGCACAATCATAAATAATTATGATTACAATAAATAAATAAATAAATAAAGATGAAAAAAGTAATTTTATTGATTGCAGTTATTTCTGCATTGACATTTGCTTCTTGCACACCAAAAAGTGCAACCTCTACTTCTACTGGTAATGATTCAATTACAGCTGTAGATACAGTTAGTGTTGATTCGGTAGCAGTTGATACTACAGTAGTAAAGTAACAAACTGTAATTAGCTTGTAAAAAATAAAATCTGTATTTTTAATACAGATTTTTTTTATTTATATAAACTTACACTAATTTTTCTTCTATATTAAAATAACTCAGTTATTGAATATATAGGAGAAAAATATATATATGAGTACAACAATAGCATTTATTTTAGGAATAATGTCGGTTATAGTTTTTGCAGCGATTGTAATGGGTGTGATTGCATTTTTCAAGGTAATAAAATTGAAAAAGAAAGTAGTAGGAGTAGAAGAAAGTATGAATAATAGTGCAAATCAATTGTATACTAGAATAGATACTGAAACTAGTGATTTATATCACAATATTACTAATATGGAAAAATCTACAGGAGAGAATTTAAATGAAATTTATCATCAAATTTCAATAAATGTAGATGAATTAAACAAAAATATTGAAAAATTGAATGATGATGTTTATAGAACAATAGATTCAAGATTTAATAAATTTGAAAATAAAATAGACAGTGAAAATAAATCTATTTACAATACAATGGATTTAAGATTTAATGGTTTTGATAAAAGAGTAAGTGATGAAAATTCAGCTATTTATAAAACTATTGAACACAACAGAAAAACCAATGAATCTAATATAGATTTAAAAGGTGATCAACCTTTATAAAAAATAATAAAATTCAATAGCTGAGAATAAAAAAGCCATCAATTTTTAATTGATGGCTTTTTTTGCTTTTTATATTTTCTATTATTATAAATAGTTTTAATTTTATGAGGTGTGAATGTGAATTTTCTTAGTTTTTTTGTGAGATGTTTTCTAGGATTGAACATTTTCATTAATTCACTAAATATACATTTATCTATACCTGAAGATATTTCTGAACTTAATTGTAAACATAAAACATCTTCAATATTTGATATTGAAGATGAATTAATAATTTTGTTAATTCTGTTATACAATTTTATATTATCAATTGATAATATTTTTAATTTACGTGAAATCTTATCAGTAGTAGAATAATATATAGTAGTATAATCCTTAAAATATATACAAAATATTCTTTCTATGAATTTTATTTCTGATTTATTTTTTGCTGTATATTTATATAAATTATTCATTTTTTCTCAATTCTATATCAATCAAATCAACTATTTTATTCATATCGATTAATAATTTATTATATGAATTATTAATTTCAGTTAAATCACTAAATTTTTCATCTTCACTATTATATTCTCCATCTATCAAATCTTCGCTATTATAAATTACATCTTGTAATTCTGATAATATTTGTTTTCTTTCTGTCATAATTTTATTTTAATCCTGTAGATGAGAATCCACCTTCTCCACGTACTGTTTTTTCTAATACATTAACTTCATTCCATTCATCACATTTTTCAAATTTACCAATAACCATTTGAGCAATTCTATCTCCATTTGATATTGTAAAATTATCTTTTGATAAATTGACAATCAAAATGCAAATTTCTCCAATGTAGTCAGCATCAATTGTACCAGGAGTGTTAATGACAGTAATACCAAATTTAATAGCCAATCCGCTTCTTGGCCTGATTTGTGCTTCATATCCTTCAGGTAATTTAATAAATAAGCCTGTTGGTATCATTTTTCTTTCCAGTGATTCTAATACTATATCATTTTCTATAAATGCTCTTAAATCCATTCCTGCAGCTAATATTGACTCGTATTTTGGTAATTCGTTATTTGATTTGTTTATTATATCTATTTTCATATTTTTTTAATTTTTTTAATTTAATTTTTCTATTGTATTCATAATCATATTTAAAATTTTCAGAGCTTGATATTGAAAAATTATTATTATGAATAATATAATAATAGTCATTTTCAAGTATAAGTTTAGAATCGGTGAAAAAACTAATATCTGAACCTTTTTTATCAATGCCTAATATTTTATATCTTCTATCTATTTTGCACTGACCTCTTATAGTTTTTATGGCTATAATATAATCTCCTTCAATCATGAATATCATTCAATTTTTTTAATTTTGATCTCCTGGATATTTTTACATCATTAATAAAATTAAAAATAGATTCAGTTTTTATTATATTCTCAACAATATCAAAAAAATAAAAACCATGACAATGAACATCTTGAATAAGTTCAATAGTAGAGTGAAACGAAAATGAAAATTCACAATCATTAACTGAAACAGTCACTACCTTATAACCTATAAATGATTCTTCATAATCATGAATTTTTAATAATTTGAATTTGAAATCATTCTCTGTGAGATTCAAGCTTTCTAATGTTATGAAATCTCTATGCATTTTAATTTTAATTTTCTAACTGTTTGATTTGATAGTAAAGTACCTTTTAATATCAATTCTCTAACTTGAATTGGAGTAATTGCAGAAATAGTAATTAATTCAAAATCTTTTATAAATTTTTTCTTTCTTATTTCCGACTCTTTTTTCTTATTGTAGTCATAATAAACTTCAAATAAACTAACATATGAAAGATTACAAATCTTTCTATATTGCCATTCATATTCTTTATCATCAACTACAATTTTTCTAAAATATTTCTTCATTTAATAATTTTAATTTTATCATTCTTTCAACTATATTCTTATCTCCTTTTTCTATTCTATTAACTAATCCCCAAACATAATTATTACAAAATAATAATGTTAGTTCTGCTTGAGCATCAAGATTTGATAAAAAAACTTCGGCAATTGGAATAAATTCTGAACTATATTTAACAAATTTATTTGTTATTTTTTCAACATTGATCATTCTAATGAGCAAATCAAAATTATCATTTATAAAAGGATTATCTCGTTTTACTAATTTTCTTACTATGCAGCATATTATTGGAGCTAAGCATTGCAAAACAACATCATCATTAATATCACAATATTCGACATCATTCTTATATGTTATCTTATTTAGATAATATTCAATATACTTTTTTTCAATATCCGGATAAATTGTTATTTGATCCACTAGAAATATTTCATATTCTTTTCTCATAATTATGAATTCCAATAATCTTCTGATTCTACTTTAATTTCTTCTTTAATTTCTTCTTTTGATTCAACAATTTCTATTTTTTGTTTTTCTACTTTTTCTATAATTTCTGGTACAATACTTTCTTCAATTATCTCATCATCAGAAATTTTTTTATCATCATTTTCAATTATTTCTTTTTCAATTGTGTCATATTCAACAATATCATCATCAGAATATTTAATAAAAGTTTTTGGATCATAATTCAATATTAATAATTCTGTGCCTTTTGTGTCTTTCGTTTCAGAAAAACTTGCAGATGAACGGAAAAATTCTTTTTCCATCCAAAAAAACTTATCTTTAGGTAGATATTGAGATAATTCTGGAAAGTCATAATAAGACAAAGCCCAACGTGATTTAGATTTTTTAATTAAATTTAATAGTCTAATATGAGTTTCTTGATTAAAACTATCTTTTACTCCATACCATGATGCTCTTTTACCCGTATCATTACCATTATCGTCATTACTGAAATATGGGGGGTCTAAATAAAAAAATGTATCTTCTGAATCATACATATTTATAAGTTCTCCAAAATCTAAACTATGAACATTTGTTATTTTAGATAGTTTTTCTTGATATTCTTTTTTCTTTAATTTATTTATTAGTGCATATAGTTTAATTTTATTTGTACCTCCAATACCGCTATATCCTCCACTTCTTGGATATACACCATTAAATGTTGATGTTAGCAAAAATGCATACTTCACACCAGCATCAAAATCTGGAATATTTGTTGGCGGATTGTCTAAAAAATTAGTTTCACTCTTATCGTGTTTATACGAATAAAATATATCTTTATGAAATTGCTTATATTCTTCTCCAGTTTTATCCGTTTTTAGAAATCCATTATTTATTTCATTCTCTATATAAGTCAAAAATGTTTTATGATCTTTTAAGCAAGCAAATAAATTTGCCATATGTTTATTATAGTCATTATAAATTATATTTTCAACATGAGAATAGTCTAATTTAGGACTAGTATATACCCACATTGCTCCACTAAATGGTTCTGAATATGTTTTTATGTCTTTTGGAATATAGTTATAAATCCAGCCAGACATACGGCTTTTTGCTCCGAAATAGCTAATCATTATTTTGTTATTATTTTTATTTATTTAGTTGTGTTTTTTTACTTTGTTTATCTTTTTCTGTATTTTGTTTTCAAAGAATTTATTAACATAACTTCATCATATTTTAACTTTTTTCTATCTAAATAAGTGTATGCATCTTTATATAAAAAATTGTAAATGTTTTCTACATCAGACAATCCACCCCAATCTATAACATAATATCTTCCATTAGTTTTTCTATCTCTAATATTATTTCTCTTAACATTAGCACATTCAACTAATATATCCACATATTTTTTGATATAAATATATGATGCTGATATGATATTTATTTGTCCTCTGACAATACCTGGTCTTCTTTTGTCTTTATGTATATGAACACATCCATCACCATCAAAATATCCTCTCATATAGTGATGTATTAATTTTTCTGGAATTAATGGAAATTCTATAATATTTGTTTTTCTAGGCGTAATATAATACTTAGATAAATCATTAAACATTTTTACTGATGTGCAATAAATAGAGCACATATCAGGTCTGCATTTGCTTATAGTAATATTACCTGAAAATTCTATTTTATTTTTAAATTTTTCTAAAATATCAATATCTTTTTTATTAATTTTTATTGTCATAACTTTAAAATTTATACCTCTATCAAGAACACATCCATCTGCTGCTATAAATCCTAAAAAATACGCTTTATCCTCTGAATCTATATTTTCAAAATAATTCTCATTGAAATATGCTTTACGACCACCCATTAGTCATAATATTTTTTTTTCTCAATAGAATTATGTAAAATAAGATCTGAGTATATTAGATACTCAATATATTTTGATGTATTAACTATATTATTGTTCAAATATTCTCTGATTTCCTCACTTAGGCATACAGACAATTTCTCTTTCGTTATTATTTTTTTCATATTTTATTTATTCTTTAAGGGTATATATAAAAAAAATAAGGTTATGTTTTAATATTATATGAATTATTTCAAACAAAAAAATAGATTTTTATTATAAATAATAAAAATCTAATATGTCATTAAACAAATTTAAAATAAAACCAAACAAAAAATCAATTGGTATCACATTAGACATAGAAATTAATAAAAGTTTAGATAGATATTTAGAAGAAATAAAAATTAGCAAATCTGAATATATTGAATATTTAATAGAAAAAGATATAAAAAAAGCTGATTAAATATCAGCCTTTTTATTTATTTTTTCAAGTTTTTTCTTTCTCATTAATGTATTAATACATGTTTGGTGAATTTCTGTTCCGTACCAATCATTAAATGATAATTTATCATCATCAATAACACAAATAAATCCGTCGTCATATTCCTCAGTAAAATCAGATGATTTAAAATATTTATAGTAAGCTTTAAAATCAATTGCAATTTTTTCTTTTCCTGATAAAGGTATTCCGTATTCTATTATCATACTACATCAGATTTTATTTCTTCAGTTCCCCATTCACTTTCAAATTGAGTCCTCATTTTTTCATATTTTTCATACATTTCGATAAATCTATTTTTATCTTCGATTGAAACTATATTACAACTAAAAAAACATGGATAACCATTCACAGACCTTGGTCCTGCTTCACTATATCTTTCATAAAACATACCTATTGTTTTCAGAAATTCTTCACGTTTAGGAGTATCATTTTTGTACTCTGTGCGGTCGTCAATATATTTAAGTTTATTTTTTCTGTCAGTTTTTATTTCTCCTACAATTTTCGGTGCAGTAGGTGACGATCCAATAAACAATGATGCCATAAAAACAGTCATCACTTCACTTGGTCTACATTGAAGTGATGTAAATACTTTACAATCAAATACATCTTTAACTAGTGTCTTAAGTTCATCATTAGTCATTTTGCGGTGTTCCCAGTTTGCCATAATTTTTTTTATTTTTAAAATAAAGTTTCAGAATCTTCATTATTCAATCTATTTAATTTTCGGTATCTTATTTCTTGATTAAAAGCAGATATATATTTATCTACTTCTATTTTACCATACATTTTATTAAACTTCCATTCATTAGTTTTGACATGATTCAATGTATTGTACAAATGAGAAGTTTCCATATCAATTATTTTTATTTCTCTTCCATCTGATGTACGCCATACCAAATTACTATCTCTCATTATAAATAACAGTTATATTTTTCAATTTTTCTAAAACCTCTTTATCATCTTTAAATTTTTCGATCCAATCATTCAAATCACAATTGTTATACACTATGCTACAATTAGCTGTTATTACAATTTGATCAATGAATACTTTTTTATATTTTTCGTTTTTCTGTATATCACCAGAAAAATAATTTTTATGTGTTTTATCTATTGTTTTTTTATTTTCTAAGTCTTGATATTCTTTTATTCTATCTTTTTTCATGTGATTTCAATTTTTTCAATTTTTCTTTTCTTGACATTTCTATAAAATTACAATTGAATGAATTTCTTTTATCTGAACTAATTAAATCTGAACAATACTTGCAAACTTGTGTACAATAAGAACTACTAATATTAATTCCTTTTAAATGCTGGCAATCATCTAAGTGACCATATGCATAAATATCATATTTAATCATTTTAAAAATCTATATTTTAATTTATTCAATTTTCGAATTTTCCGTTTTCTAATATCTTTTAGTGTATATTTATATGATGATTTATAGAAAAATATAACAATAATAGTATCAGTAAAATCTTTTGCTATTAATCTAAATAAAAGAATGAATAATAAAGTTCTAAATATATTAAAAGGATTGAAAGATTCACTAATATAACCAAAAAATATAATATAACCAAAAGGAATTAGTAATAAAAAAATATATAATCTACTTTTTATATGTTCTTTCTTGCTATTAGATACATTACAATTATTTATAGTTTTTTTATCTATTGTGAAAATTGTTGTATATACTAATTTAATAAATCTTTTAAATATTAACATTATAATTAAAAAATAATTTTTTTATTTTTTATCAATTCATAAATAATTTCATCCATATTAGAAATTAAATAATTTTTAACTTTATTACAAACAAATTTATCTCTTTCTAATTCTGATGCATTATTCCAATCATCTAAATCTGCTGATGATGAAAAATCAAATTTATCAATATTTACTGATATTTTTAGTTCCTTTTTCATAATTATTTTTAATATTTGTAGCAAAAAGGAGGATTTAATCCTTGATTTTCATATTCTTTCTCTTTTACCAAATCTTTCAATATAGATTGACATTCAGCTTTTCCTTCCCTTAGAGATGATTTATACCATATGACAAGCTCATTTTCAGGCGGATAATGTTCTTTATCCATACTGGATTCTTTCAACAATTCTTTATACGATGATACCATATCTTCAAAACTACGTATAATTTTAGATAGGAAGTACTCTACTACAATTTTTTCTTCTAATATTGTTATGCCATCTACATCGAAATAAAAATGAGTTGTTTCTATCATATCCTTTTTGTTTGTCATTATTCTTATTTTAAATTGTTCAACAAAGATAATACAATATTTTTATATAAAGAATCTATTTAATAAAATATGAAGTTAATTATCATTAATTAATAATAAGTTTATATTCATTTTATTGTGTTGTGATAAAATATAGTTACTTTTGTATATAAAATAAATTATTGAATTATGAATCCAACAATAACATTTTTAATTGGTCCTCCTGCTTCAGGTAAAAGTACATATAGAGATAAATATTCTACTAATGAAGTTATAATATCCAGGGATGATATTAGGAACGAAATTATAGAATCAGTAGGATTATCTTACAGTGATTCATTTTATGATAAAGAAATCCAAAAAAATGTAAATAACATATTACAAAACAATATATCAGAAGCTATCAAACATAAAAAAAATATCATTGTTGACATGTCAAATATTAATGTTTCTCAAAGGAGAAAAACAATGAGTAGAATTCCAAAAATATATACAAGAAAAGCTGTAGTGTTTCTGGTAAATTACGATGAATTAGTAATAAGATTAAAAACACGTGAAGATAAAACAGGTAAATATATACCTATTGAGTTATTAGAATTGATGGTAAGTCAATACGAAGAGCCATCAGAAGAAGAGAATTTTTCAGATGTTCAATATATTAAATGATGAAAGCAATTTGTATAAAAACTACAAAATATCCTAGGGAGGATTATATGTTAGGTAATATTTATGATTATTATCATTCTAATAACAAAGATTTTTTTTATGTAGTGAATAATTATAATTTATCTTGCTCATTTGAATACTATGAATTTCCGAATTTTTTTATAAATGAAAGAAAATTTAAATTGTTGAATATTAATAATGAGATTGAATTAAATAATATATAATAAAAATTATTTTTAAATGACAAATCTTGATTACATAAAATCCAAATTTTATAATAAAGAATCAATTATTAATCAATTGAATATTTGGAGTTCAGAGAACAAAAAAATTATATTCACAAATGGATGTTTTGATATATTACACAAAGGACATGTAGAATACTTAGCAAAATCAAAAGATTTAGGAGATATTTTGATCATCGGATTAAATTCTGATAAATCAGTCAAAAAATTAAAAGGAGAATCAAGACCAATAAATAACCAAAATTCTAGATCACTTCTTTTATCATCTTTATTATTTGTAGATGCTGTTATATGTTTTGATGAAGATACTCCACTAAATTTAATAGAGATAATAAAACCTGATATATTAGTAAAAGGAGGAGATTACAAAAAAGAAGATATTATTGGGTATGACTTTGTAATAGAAATAGGAGGAGAAGTAAAAATAATTGATTTGATAGAAGGATATTCAACAACTAATATCATAAAAAAAAGCAGAAATTGAATTTCTGCTTTTTTATTTTTTATACAGTTGGAGCAACTGTGGTTTGTTGTGTAGTAGTTGTTGGAGCAACTGTTGTTGTTTGTTGTGTAGTAGTTGTTGGCTGAACTGTTGTGGTTTCTGTTGTTGATACAGTATTTTCAACTCCATCATCATAAATTATAAGGCAAGGTACAGTTGCAGTAGTATTTATCATCCATGCTCTTTGTTCCATTCTAACAAATGGATGATCAATATTTTTTATAGTTTCACGCAATGAATCTAAATTATTTTTATTTACATAAACATGAATTCCGCCTGCTCTATTTTTACCATCCCAACCAATAGAAAAATTAGTAGTTATAAGTGCTAATTTATCTGTTGATTCTAATATTTTATTCAAATTTGGGTTTTGATCATTTCCACTCATATCCACATTGACCTTAAATCCTGAATTGTTTAATGCTGGATGAATAGCATTAATGATATTTGTTGCTATTTTTTTATTTTCTTCAGGAGATTGATAATTATCTCCACCTTCTTTAGTTCCTCCATGTATTGAGGCTTCATTAACAAATTCAACAAAATCTTTTAATTTTTTCATATTTTTTAATTTTTTTTATGTTATTATATATTAATAATATACTTTTATTTTTTTAATTCCATTTTCAAAATTTTTATTCCAAACAATTCTTGTCTTATTATCTTGAAAATCATCAAATTCTGTCCATGCAGTTTTAGGCTTACCTTCAGTATAGCCATTTAATGTAGATTTTGTATAACCTCTTGCTTTTATTTCTAATTTTTTATCTTCAGATTTAACTATTTTAAAATCTGTAATCAAAGTAGTAGGATTATTTTTTAAATCTCTAATAATAATTTTATAATCTACATTTACATATTTACCTGTTCCTTCTAAAAAGTCTTTAAAATTTTTCATATATTAAATTTTTTTGCTTCCTCTTTCATTTTATAATTTTCAATTTCTCTATCAGTTGCTAATCTTTTAACTCTTGATTTTGGAACCATCCATTGTCCGTTATCAATAATATCATCTATCAAATACATATATACTGAATAATCAAAATTATAACCAATTATTTCTCCTACTCTTATTTCATAAATATTTTTTTGTACTACACCAGATTTATACACGGATTTAAATACTACAATAGAACCTTTTTTATATTCTTCCAATTCTTCTCTTTTTTGATTGAAAGATTTTTTTGATTCATTAACAAAAACATCAAATTTTTTCATATATTAAATTTTTTTGATGATATTATAGGTTTAACAATTTCAATTATTTTGTCTCCATATTTAGTAACTATATCAGGATGAATATCTGATAATGGATCAAGTTGATCTTCAACAGAATCTATTATGAAAAGATTGTACAATCCATTAAAATCTTTTAGAAATAAGTCTTCTTGAAATTTATACATTAATTGACTTGATGCATCAGTAAATATTTTCTGTTTTTTATTCACATATTTTTTTATTTTACTTTCCAGAGATTCAATTTCATTAATAATATCAGAACATTCTAATTTTACTTCACCATATTGAATTAATGATTTTAAATTTTTATCAGAGCCAAAATCAATTAATTTTTGTTCAGTATACAAATTTTTATATTCTGATAATTTAGTAACATTTTTACCTGCCATTTCAGAAATCCAATTAATAATTCCACTATCTGTATTTTCATTGAAATCAATTATATAATCATTAACTACATTAGTAAGTTTTGATGACTTCTTCATCATTTTAAAATCATCATCTACTTCCATACTAAAACTTTCATTGAACTTTTTAACTTTCATAATTGATATTAATTTTTGTGTATTATATATATAAAATAAAAACCTTGAATTTACATTCAAGGTTTTATAAAAAAAAAATTAAATTTTGATATTATCAAGTAATATTTGTTCAAATCCATCTGGTAAATAATTACTACTCAATCTAGTTAATTTTCTTGAAAAAATTATATTTTCAGTTACTCTTTCTTTAAAATCAACTTCTTTGTTTTTTCTATAAATATAAAGAATATCACAAAGATTTTCTACAAATTCATCAGAATCAAAATCAATATCATCAGGATATTTTTGTTTAAACATCGCATAAACTGTTTTTGATCCAGCATCACCTATGCCTCTTGACTCTTCTTTAAATTTAACCACACTTAATATGTTATCACCTCCATCTCCTGCTACCACCTTTTTAAAATATGATTCTTCTTTATTTACTGGTGATATTTTAGCTTTACTTGTTATTTTATCAAAATAATTTATAAAATCAAGATCATCATTAAGATCAAAAATATCTCCTTCTGTAGTATCTTCAAGATTTTTCATAAATATATTATAATTAATTGGAACATATAATCTCTCATCTTGAAATTTATGATTATACATCATGTTTATATAATTATCAGAAGTACTAAATTTTAATAATTGATGAAGGTCACCATCATTAGATACCATTAAACTTGATATTCCTTTTTTATTACCTTCTGTAACAATATGGGCTACCAAATCATCACCCTCAAATGGATCTATTTGATATAAAAGACAATTATGTCTATTTTTTATACTCTCTTTAAATTTATCAAATGTATCAAATACAAATTCCCAATCAATTTCAAGATCTTTTTTTCTTTTGCCTTTATATTCAGGATAAACATTTTTTCTCCAACTTCTTTTACTATCAGATAAAAAATATATTTTATTGAAATGATATGAATTTGCTAAATTGTTAAAGTCATTTAATAAAAGTGTTTCCAAATCTCCATAAAGTGTTTTTAATTTATGTAATATAAATACAGATCTATATAGCATATAATTTCCATCTATTACACATGAAATTTTAATCATATTTTTTACTTTCTTTTATCTTATATATTGAATATATAAGTATTTGTTTAAATTAAAAAAGTGTAATATAAATTACACTTTTTTATACACTTAAAAGTGCAATATATAGCACTATTTAAAAAAATAATTAAAAAACTGTCATTTTTAGATAATAATTATTTAATAAATATGAAAAAGTGCGTTATATTGCACTTTTAGTTGACAATATATTTCATATGTCCTGCATGTGGATTATTATCAGAGCCAATATATGTATAATATATTTCAATTGATTCTAATTCATTTGGAAGTCTTTCAACTTTTCCTCCTTCATTAATTTGCATATTTTCTTTATATAAAAATTTAACTGCTGGCTCCTCACCTAATACAGTTTTTAATCCAACTTTTATATCCTTTGATCCTGCATGAGTCAAATCTATATTATTATAAATATAGTCATTAATTATTTTTTCTTTAAATATTTTTATATCATCCATGTTTTTTAATTATTTTTTCTATATATTCCAATTTATCTCTTCTAAATGAAATATTTATTTTATCTAACTTAGATATTCTATTCTTTTTAAGTATTGTTATTGAACTATCATATGAATAATCCATATAAAACAGTGATACAGATGGAGATGACATTGGAGTAACAGAGATTAATCCGCCAAAATGCTCATCATCTGGTAATACTATGTTAGGAATTTTTCCTTCAAGTAATCTGATCTTATTTATTCTATTTTCTTTTAATTGCTGTATATTTGATTTTCTCATACCTCCACCTCCAATAGTAGAGGCTGATATTCTTCTGACCATAGGAAACATAATATCACTAAAATCAGTTCTAATAGATTCACTATTATCAAGTTCATCTTGAACTGTATTTTTAATATAACCTGAAGCTAAATCAGTAGTATTGTCATTAGTCATTTTACCCATTACTAAATTCCATTTTTCTAATGTATTTTCTTTTTCACTCATTTAAATTTATATTTTTTAATATCCAATATTTTCTGTTATTATTTTTTTATTTCCTTTTTCATCTAATATGTAAATAAGATATGTATTAATGTTCCAATTTTTATCCATGAAGTTTTTAATAAAAGTTCCATTATTAGTATCTAATATTCTGATTTTTATAATACAATTAAAAGGATTAATTATTTTCTCTCCGTTTAATTTTTTTAGTTTAAATTCTCTATCAATTGATAATTTTACATTTATAAATTCAATAACATGAGATATATTAGATAAAGATACTGTAGGATCAGCAATATCTTTATCAATTAGTTCTCCATAAATAAAAGTTTCATTCATTTTATTGATTAAATAACGTAAAGATTTCAAAAAATAAGAATCTAGATAATACTTAGATTCTATTAGATAATTTTCATTGTCTAAATAGCACTTATTTGATATAGAATCAATTGTACTCACAATCCAACTCATTATTAAGAAGTTTTTAAATTTTCTTTTATATCAGTGACATAAGAGATTAAGTGAATAATAGGATCAATTGTTTCTGTATATCTTTCATTATAAGATCTTTGAATATTTATAAGAGTTGCACCAATTTTTATTATTTTTGGATTATCCTTTGACATCAATCTATTAAAAAGAGGTCTTCCAAGAGCTTTCATCAATTCTAACGGATTATCTTGAAAATTATTAATAACAAAATTGTAATTATCTTCAATACTATTTCTACCATCAAAAATAAATTCAAAAATAGCATCATAACTAGATGAACTTATTGATTTAAATTGATCTGTATTTTTAGTGATGAATACTTCTTGAAGTTTTTGTGTAGCACTTCTCAAATCTGGAAAACTAATCATGATAATTTTCTTTATTTCATCATCAGAAATAGTCATTTTATTTTTTTGCGATATTGCTTTAAGATATTTAAGATACATTGTTTGTAAATATTCTTCTTCTTCTTTATTTTTAGGATTGAAATCTACTTTCATAAATCTTGATAATATTTTATCATCAATATCTTGAATATAATTAGTTGTAAGTATGAATCTTACATGTTGAAAAGTATCAGAAAAACCTTTCATTGCTTTTTTATATTCAGGTGATACTCCATCAAATTCGTCCAAAAATATAGTTTTTTGAGCATCTTTACCCATAAATGGATTCAAACTTTTACAATGACTTTGTAATTGATCTCTTAGAATATTGACACTTGTATCTTTTGATGCATTGAATTCAATATTATCTGTATCTTTACATAATATTCTTGCTAATGTAGTTTTACCTGTACCTGGAGTATCACTATAAAATATCATATTAGATATTAATCCATTCTGAATCAATTCTCTAACTCTTGGTAATAATATAATTGTTTTTAAGCTTTTCGGTTGGTACTTATACCAGAACATATCATTCTTCATATATTTATAATTTATAATTTATGAGTATTGTAGAATTAAATATACTGAAGGTTTGAAAAATCAATTAAAAAATTAAAAAATTATATTGACATATTTATAGAATGTTCAATTATAATACAACATTTTTTATATATACTGAGATAAAAATAATATAATATATAATATATGAATATAGATGATGCATACAATTATGATGATAATTTTGTAAGAATGACTACTATTGCATTAGCAAAAACGTTAGGTACTAAAATTAGATGGATAAATAGGTATAGTGATGGAAAAAAACATAGAGTAATAATACCATTTTATACATCATTTGCAGGACAAGAAAGATTTATGTTAGATGCATTTGTTGATGATGTAGTAGGTAGCAGAGTTGAACTAAATACAGATCAAAAACAAAGAGGTACAATAACGTTCAAAGGTGGTTCTCAGAGAGATGATGAATTTGCAAATCCTAACCAATTTTTATCTAAAGAAAGCAAAGTCAATGATGAATTAAGAAGTGTTATAAGTAGAGTAAAAGCTATTCCAATTTCTCTTAATTATGAAATAAGTATTACCTTGGACAATGAATGGGAATTAGATACTTGTTATACTAGAATGCTGGATGTATTATACAACTATAGATTTTTTAATATAAGTTATTTTGGAATGAAAATTGATTCGTTTTTTAAATTACCTTCTGAAGGAGGTATTGATATTCCGAGAAATGGTAGTATTGGAACTGATGCAAGCATAATAAGCATGAAATTTACATTGGAGGTAGTAACTTACTATCCAGCATTCACTGTTAATACAGAAGATTATGAAATATGTGATAATGATGATTCAATAGATTGGGATTTTCTTGGAATTGAAAAACCAAATAAAAATAGTAAATCTAAAGAGGAAATGAAAAGAGCATATTGGTATAATAATTTACTTGATAATAGAACAAAAGATGAAATAATTAAAGAAAAAGAAGACAATAGAGACAATGAAATAAATAATATTGAATAAAATAAAAAATCATAACTTATAAGTTATGATTTTTTTGTTTTTCTCATTTTTATAAAAGGTTTATTATTAATTGTTATATCACCTTTCTGATTTATATTTATAGATTTCACTTTTAGTTTTTTATTTTTAAATCTACCACCTAATATATCATCTCCTATTTTTATTCTCATTTTAGATTTACCATCAAGAGATACGTTCAAGCTTGAATAATTCTCATATGTCTTTATAAATTTCATAAGATATATTTATTTTTTATTATATATAAAATAATATTAACAAAAAATGTTTTTTATCGAAAAATGAGTTTTTTAATTTAATATATAATCTCAGAGAACATCATAAAACAAGTAAAACATGCAACACGCAGAAAATAAAAAATAAAAAAAATAAAAAATATGAAAAATTTAAAGTATGATTTGTTTAATTTCAAAAAGGAATTACCTATTGAAGATTATGAATTAAATATAATTGTTGAGAGATACATTAGCAATTATGATAATTATTCTGAAAAAGAGCTAGTAAGTTCTTTAAAAGAAAACTTAGCAGGATATGCTTGGGACACAAAAGTTAAAAGATTAGTAGAATCTTTACAGGATGAAATAAAAAGTGAGCCTATAAATTACAATTTAAAAGATTTATACAAAAAAATTGAAAGAAAAAATTACGGTCAAATGTATCGTCCAGCTTTGAACTCTATTCTTAATATTATAAACATTCAAGATAATGATTCAAAAATGAGTACTATATTAAATGAATTGGTTATTCATGATTGGATTCCTGAAGTAAAAATGTTCTTATCTGGTTATATGAATAATCCTATTCAAAGACAAAATTTAGTAAATTCAGGGAGTGCATCAAAAGTATTTACATTAGTAGAAAAAACAAATGAAGGAAATTTAGTATTTATGAAAGACCGTTGGTTTTTAATCGGGCAAGATGAAATTAAACAAACACTTTTAGAAAATCATATCACAGATATTGAAAAATTAAGAGAATTTAGAATTCTAGAAAAAGTTATGACTATTGGAGATATAAATGAAGATAAAATTTCATTTAGACTAGATGAAAATTTAGTATTAAGCATATCAACCAAATCAGACAAAGATGTATTTTTAAATGAAGAAAAATTAGATAAAGAAACTACATTAGAAAACTTATTCAATTCAAAAATTATTCCTTGGTTGAAAAAAGATTTTTATGTACTATCAACAACAACAGCACAAAATTTGGACAAATTTGTTGACTTAGATATTGCATTAAAAATAGAAAATGTATTACATCCACAATTGGAGTCTTATGTTATAAATTATAAAGATAAATTATATACTTATAACAATGACACTAGAACAGGTTCTGCTTTTTATGAATATAATTCACCAAATGATTTAATTAATGATGTTCAAAGAGAATTAGATTATGATTTAACAGGATTCTTAGAAAACAAACTTTCAAAAGAAGTAAAACATTTGAGAACATTAGAAGATAAAGAAATGGAAATAAAAGAATCTATCAAAGAAATTGACAAAGGATTAGAATTGTTAAAAGAAAATGAAGTATTAGTAAATGAAGATAAAGCATTGAAAGAAACTTTCAATCAATTATTAGTATCTAAACATGATTTATACGAAAACTTGAAATCTGTTAAAGACGATAAAGTTAAGGCAAAAAGAATGATTATATAAAAAAAAATTAAAATATGGAAAAATTAAAGAAATTTGAAAATTACCAAAAAAAACCGGTGTATTATACAGATGATGAAGGTCAGCCTATTGCATTTTATGATACAGAAAAAGGAAAAATAGCAAAAAAAATGTCAGAAAGAATTTTTGAGGATTTTTTATCATATCTATCTCAATTTGGAATAGATCAAGCACAGGGCGTAATTGAACATTTACAAAGAATTGCAGATAGTGGATATGATTATCATAAACAACCTAATGATAATTTCAAGTTTGATAATGAACGATAAATATCAAAGAATGATTATATAATGTTATAAATGAGCAAATTGAAAAGATATCACATTTTGTGATATCTTTTTTAATTAATAATCATTTTTATTAAACTTTTATTAAACTTTTAATTATTAGAAATCTATAAAAATTAACTTATATATAAACACAATAAATCAACACATTAAAAGGCATTTATAATCATCAACATATCATATATTTTAATAGGCAAAATAGAATAAAAAAACAAAAAACAAAAAAACAAAAAACAAAATGGCAAGATATATTGATGACACAACTTTTTACTATGAAATCATAATTAGCAAAGGTAAGGGTAAATTAACTAGAAAGTCTGAAAAAATGATAATTCTAATTGGAGAAGAAATGATAAAAAAATTTGAAAGAAAATATAAAACATCAGATGATAAATATGATTGTATGCAACAAGGAATTCTTATGATGCTTCAAAATTGGAAGGGCTTCAATGAAAAAAAATATTCATCTGCATTTCCATATTTTTCAGAAATTTGCAAACGTGGTATTGCAGGCGGATTAAATGTAATTTATCAAAAGAAAAACAATCAAGACATACCAAAAATGATAAGTTTAAGTAGCGCAAATGATGGTAAAGGTCTTCATAATATCTAAAAAATAATAAATATAATATGGCACTAAGAGATTGGGTCAGAAATGACGGAGTAATTAATTCAATACCAGGAACATCAAATTCATATAGAAATGATGAAGAATTTATAATGTTAGTTAGAGATATTCAATACCAAGACATTCAAACGGGAGCACATAATAGTTTTCCAACATTGTATGATGTTGCAAAGGCAAACGGTGGTAGAAATTACATAAATGTAACAGACAACACTAAACTTGTTCAAGATCCACCTAATTTAAACTCATTGAGAAATAGATATTAATTTATGGGAGCAAATAAAGCAACATTTGGAAATAGAAAGAATAAAAATGGTAAAAATAAATATCATCAGGGTTTTTATAATCTTGAAAATGAAGAAAAATACATTGGAATTCTTCCTATAAAATATTTCAGTTCATGGGAATTAGGATTTTGTAGATTTTGTGATTTAAATGATAAAGTATTAAAATGGAGTTCTGAAAGTTTGGAGATTCCATATCAATACAAAAATAAGTTAGGACAGATAGAAACTCATCGTTATTATCCAGATTACTATCTGGAAATGATTGATCATAACGACAAAGAAAGATATGATAGACTTGTAGTTGAAGTTAAACCTAAACATGAAACTGAACCTCCCAAACCACCTACTAGGCAAACATTAAAAATGTTAGAAAATTATGAATATTCTTTAAATACATACAAAAAAAATATACATAAATGGCATTTCACAAAAGAATGGTGTGAAAGACATAATTTGAAATTTATAATAATTTCTGAAGATGATTTGAAAAAATATGGTATAATAAAATGAATAACATGTCATTCACTGATGAACTCAAAGCATTATTTGGACAATACAATCAAAATATAAATTTGATTAGAAAAGAATCAACAGAAGAGATATTTAATTATATCATTAGATATCCAAATAAGCAAATAAGATCAACTACATTAGCGAATATTCAAATTGGTAAATTTTATATAATTAAATATAATTATAATGGAAATAAATTATGGTGTCCAATTTTAACCATACCACCCATAAAAAATTCAAATGAACTTGGAATTTTAGAGAGTCAATTAAAAATTGTTAACATTAAAAAAATTTTATATGCTATAAATTTTGATTATTTACCAGTATTATACAAAGCACAATTAATTGATTCAATAATCCAGGCTAATCCAGATAGATACGATAAAAATTCCGATAAAATATCAAAAGGTGATGTTGTAAATAATGAATTTAATTTTAATGTAAATTGGATTTATCAATATTTAAAAATTAATGGAAAAAAGAATTACTCAATAACAGCATATGATATATCTAAAATTGAGAACGTATATCAAGTATCTTCAACAATTCTTCAAAGATTTGTTTTTTTAGATACATACAAAATAAATAATGGTTTAATGTACGACACATTGAACAATATAGTGAATAATAAGTTGAAATTAGATTTTTCAGATAAAATAAAAATATATGAAGAAATATTAAAACTTTATGAAAAAGATATTGAGAATTTTTATACATCATTAAAAAATTTTGAAAAAAATCTAAAATTAATTGAAAATTTATAAAAAATATTAATATTCTTATTTTAAATGAACACATATATTTTAATATATAATAAAAAATTAATAAATAAACAGTGGCAACATATAACAGATATAATCAGCCAAATTCCATGTATGATTTTGGTAGAGGTAATGTAGGAAAAAGCTTTGGAAATAAAATATTAAGAAAATTAAGTAATTTTGGAATGGACGAGCAAGAAATGGTTGTTAGAAACAGTCAGGCTATTGGCGCATTTCAAGATACCAGTAATTTGCTTTATGAACCTGGTACAAACATGTACGATTTATTCACAAAAAAAATAATTTCTAAAATATTAGAAAAAAAATCTATTGCTTATTTAGATCGTAGATATTTAGACAAAAGAAAAATATTACATCAGTACGCAATAAAGGAAGAAATTAAAGATTACGTAACTAGAATTGCAGAAGAAGCAATAAATTATGATGATGATAATTATTTTTGCACTGTTTCTGATTTACCAGATACTTATGATCAATCAATAAGAGTAAAATATCAGGAAAATTTTAAAAAAATTTATAATGCATTTAACTTTAATGATGGATTAACAGCTTGGAATTACATGAAAACATTTTTAATTGATGGATTTTTATCATTTGAAATTGTTTATGACGATGATCAAAAAAATATAATTGAATTAAATTTATTGGATCCTTTAACTTTAATTGTAGCTGCAGAACCAGGTACTGGAACTGTTGTTTGGATTCAAAATCCAGATGTTCCACAATTAAGAAGAGTTTTATTAGATGCTAATATTATTTATATTTCATATTCAAATAATTTAGACTATGATGAAACAAGTTATGTAGAAGGATTGATTAAACCTTATAATCAACTTAAGTTGTTAGAATTCACAAAATTGATGTATAATTTAAATCAGGCATCAATATATAAAAAATTTGTAATTCCTGTAAATGGATTAACTAGACAACAAGCTGAACAGCAAATTAGTCAGTTGATGAGTGAATATCATGAAGATATAGAATGGGATGATACAACAGGAATACCATATATAAATGGCTCAACTAAAATTCCTCATTCTAAAGATTATTGGTTTCCAACATCAGAATTAGGTACTCCAGAAATGGAAATTTTACAACCGCAACAAGCAGAATTAAATGAAGATATAGTATTACAATGGTTTTATAAATCATTTAAAAGAGCATCAAAAATGCCATTTTCTAGATTAGATGAAGACCAGGGTGGTGGTAATTTTTATGATGATACAGCATCAATTACAATGGATGAAATAAGATTCAAAAATTTTGTTAGTAGATTAAGAACATTATTCAAAGAGGTATTAGTTAAGCCATTAAAAATACAGATGGTATTAGAATTTCCAGAATTGAGCAGTGATAGAATATTTGAAAGTTACATTAAATTAAATTTCAATTCTAATGATTTATTTGAAGAATGGAAATATTTGAACAATTTAGCAAAAAGAGCAGAAATCGCATCAACATTATCCAGCAATCTACAAGATGGAGAGGGAAAACCATATTTATCAATTGAATGGATAGTTAGAAATATTATGAAATTTACTGATAAAGATATTGAATCAAACAATAAATGCAAAATGATGAGTGGTACAGCAGGAGAAGGAGCTGGAGCATCTGGCGGAGGCGGAGGTGACATGGGAGGATTTCCAGGCGGAGAACCAGGATTTCCTGGTGGAGAAGGCGGAGGTGGTCAAGCACAAGGAGGCGGACAAGCGCAAGGAGGCGGACAAGCACAAGGAGGTGGTCAAGCGCAAGGAGGCGGACAAGCACAAGGAGGTGGTCAAGCACAAGGAGGCGGACAATCACAAGGTGAAGCAGAATTTTAAATTATATACAATGAACAAAAAAAGAGATAACAAATTGTTATCTCTTTTTTTGTTCTTATAATTAAAAATTAACATTATTTAAATCACAATCAAAAAATACAACTATAATTATTTAATATATAAATAAAAAAATAACAACAAATATGCCAGTAGATAGAGGAATAATAGCGATACTATATTATAATAAAATAACTGATATAGATAAGGTAGAAGATTTTATAGGAGAAAATAATGGATACTATGAGATTAAAATAGATGGAAAAATTGAAAAATTAAAAATTCCAGATCATTCATATATAGAAAAAGTGGATGGTATGATAAATATGATAACTGAGGAATCTAAGTATGAAGATGATTTATCAAAAGAATTAGAAAAAATAAAAATAAGTGTAGAAAAAAATAAAGAGGACAATAATAAAATAACAGATAATCTAAAAAATAGTCACAGCAAAACATTATCAGACAATTTAGAAAAAAGAAAAAAATCAATTGAAGATTTAAAAAAACGTGAAATTTCGTTAGGAATCATTAAAGAACCTAATCAAGAAAAATTAAAACCCACAACTGAAACGACTTCTAATATAGAAGAAGCAAAAGTAGAAAAAGTTGAAGATAAAAATGTAGAGAAAGTAAAAACGACTAAAGAATCAGAGATAAAGAATGATTTAAATAAAGTATCAACAGATGTGATTGACAACAAAAAAGATGAATCAAATAAAGATATCACAAAAAAAAATAGTTCAGTTATTACTAAAATAGTAAAAACTGAAACATATTTTTCTGCTGATTCAGATAAAGAATCTAGAAAGGATGAATCAGACAAAGAAGATTTAAAAAAATCATCATCAAGCAAATCTAAAAAATCAGAAGATGATGAATATATAGATTCAATTTAATTATAACTAATAATTTTTTAAAAGCCAGATATTTTTTATATCTGGCTTTTTTTATTTATTCAAGTAGATAGAAAAATAGAAAAAAATGACATTTTTTAAGTAATATATAAAAGAAAAAAAGAAATATGAAACCAGTTCTTATCGTAGAACATTGTATGGACGGTCTAAAGCCAATAAATGAACAAACTGATCAAAAGAAAGGTAATTACATTTTAGGTGGAACTTTCACAGAATTTAATATCAAGAATAGAAATGATAGAATTTATACTGCTGAAAAATTCTTACCTCACCTTGACGAACTTTTAGCTCGTAAAAATCAATTAGGAGTAGTTTATGGTGAATTTGATCACCCAGATGTTTTTGACACTTCATTAGGAAGAGTTTCGCACACAATCGAAAATGCTGTATTTGATAAAGCATCAAATTCTGTAAAAGGAGAAATTAGATTGTTAAATACCCATTGGGGTAAAGAAGCGAAAGCACTTGTTGATGATGGTTGTCCTATTTTCGTATCATCCAGAGCCGCGGGCATCACCGAATCAGATGGTACTGTTACAGTTAAAAAATTATTTACATATGATGCAGTTGCAGATCCAGGCTTCAGTTCAGCTAGAATGGAAGTCAAATCATTAAATGAAAGTTATGGATTTAGTGACAAAGATTACTTTAGGATATATGATTTATCCGACGAGTCAAAAATAAATGAATTATTCCAAATGAACGAAGACTTTGTAACAAAAAAACAAATGACAGAGTATTCTAATTATTTAACAGAAGAAATTGAAACCTTTAAATTGAAAATTAATGACATGGTTAAAGGTAAAAATGTCGATTTTGATCCTGCCAAATTAGAAAGTGTACTTGATTATTACGAACAATTACATGAACAACAATCAAAAATGGTAAAATATTTAGATTATCTTGCAGAAAGTATGCAATTTGTTGTAAATGAAAATGTTCAATTGAAAAAAACAACAACAGATTTAATTAAACACAATGATTATCTTGCTGAAAACATTGAAAAAATAGGAAACTATTCAGAATATTTAGCTGAAAATCTTGACAAATCTATTGATTATGGTAAATATATTGCAGAAACTTTAGATAAAAATATTGATTTCTCAGAATATATAGCCGAACATGTAGATAAAAATATCAAATATTCAGAATACATTGCTGAAAATCTTGACAAATCTATTGACTATTCAGAATACATTGCTGAAAATCTTGACAGTTCTATTGTTTATTCAGAATATTTAGCTGAAAATCTAGATAATTCTATTGTTTATTCAGAATATGTAGCTGAAAATCTTGACAATAATATTGCATATTCAGAATACATTGCTGAACACGTAGATAACAACATATCTTATTCAGAATATATAGCTGAAAATCTTGATGATTCTATGGCTTATACAAATTACATCGCTGAAAGTTTGGATAAAACTATCGAAAAATCAAAACTTCTTACAGAAAAATTAAAAACTGGTAAAGTACTTGAAAATTTTGAATTCATAACAGAAGATGAAAATACTAAAGATATTGACATTAATGGATATTATGAAGATCAAGCTCCTACAATGGAAGGTCCAGCAGCAGAACCTGCTCAACCAACGACAGATCAGCCTATTACTCGACCAGTACAAGGTGAAGAAGTAGAAGGAGAAGGAGAAGAAGTTGAAGCTCAACCAGCTGTAGAAGGTGAACTACCAACAGAAGAACCAATTGAACCAACAGTTGAAGAACCAGTTCAAGGTGAAACTGAAGAAGGCGGATTACCAACACCAGGAGAAACAATTGCAGTAGGTGACAAAACAGGTGAAGTACTTGCAACTAATCCACAAAATGGTATGGTTGTTATACAATTGGACACTGAAGAAGAACCAGTTGAAGTACATGAATCTAAAATCACAAGACTAGGAAGCAAAGTACAAAAAATCGGAAACTCATTAAACGAAAGTATAAATAATTTGATCAATGA